TTCACTCAACTTCCTAAAACAAACGTTAAAGGAAGCAACAGCATATGCTTTGTTTGAACCAAACGACGAGCGTTTGTGGTCAGACCTTAGCGTTAAGGTTTCGGCTATTCTTACTAACTTCTGGGGCACTGGAGGTTTGAAAGGACGAACTACTGGTGAGGCTTTCTATGTTGTATGTAACTCAACAAACAACACGAACCTTACGGTAGAAGACGGACAAGTAAATATTGAAGTTGGAGTTGCTTTGCAAACTCCTGCTGAATTCATTGTAATCAACATCAGTCAATTTACTGGTGGATCAACCGCAACATCTATCTAGGAGATACCATGGCAAAAACACAACGCACAGACCCTCTTCGTAACTTTAAGTTTACGGTTAGGTTTACCCCAGTTGATTCCCAAAACTCCGCACTAACAACTTTGCTTAGTGGTATTGGCGATTTGGGTTTTGCTCAAATGGGCGGTCTGTCAGTTCAAAACGAATTGATCGCATACCGTGAAGGTGGAATGAACACTCACCCGCACAAAATGATTGGTCAATCAGACTTCCCACCAATTTCGTTTGCACGAGGAGCTTTTGCTGAACAATCGCAACTGTACGATTGGCAGAAGTTCATGCATTCATGGATTGGTGGAGGCACAAGCGGCTTTGCTGGTGGTGCTGCAGGAGACTCAACTAACTACCGTTGCAACATCATTGTTAAGGTTTTTGACCACCCGTACACCGCAGGTGATGCAAAATATGCGTACGATAGTTCAGACCAAAACAGCGTACTTAAACCAGGCAACGTTAAACTAGCTTTTAAGTTGTTTAATTGCTGGCCAGGTGCTTACGGTCTAAGCGATCTTAACGCTGGTGATAACGGTATTATGATTCAGCAGTTGAACATTCACCATGAAGGTTTTGTAGTAGCTTGGAAACCTGAGGACATCGTAGCAATTGAAACAGCAAATTAAATAAAAACATAGGAGTATAAAATGGGTACACAACAAGATGCATTGGCTGTCGCGGCGGCTATAGCCGACCCAATTCCACGAATAGTAGCAACACCAAATACCACTTTAGAATTAGTTTGTGGCATTTTTAATGAAGCTACTAAGGAGTGGGAGACTACGGCTGTAGTTAAGGAACTAACTGGCGAAGATGAAGAGGCATTGGCGGCACTAGATGCCGACGATGATTTGCTTTACGCACAATACATGGCAGCACTTTTGAAACGAAGTGTTGTCACCATTGGCAACATAAAAGTGTCTGAAAAGCCAGACATCATTGATGCTTTAATTCTAGGTGACAGGGATTCTTTGTTCCTTGCAACTGTTCGTGCAACCTACGGTGAAAATCGTGAGTACGAAATGAATTGTCCTCATTGCAAGAAATCAAATGACGTGTTAATTGAAATGTCAGAGTTTCCAGTTAAAAAACCAAAAGGTAACCCACAGGAACCAATCGTGGTAACTCTCCGTAATGGGACAAAACAAAAGTTTCGTCTTGTTTCAGGAAAAGATAGTCAGACTGTTGGCAAAAGAGCCAAGAGTATTCCTGAGCAAAATACTATCCTTATTTCTCGTTGCGCCGTTTGGGATGCCGACAACAAACCAGACGATGTTGAGAAATGGGCTAAAAATCTAGGCATGAAAGATCGTGCTTTGATTATTGACAAGTTACTTGAAGCACAACCAGGCCCAGAAATCAAGGAGGTGGAAGCCCACTGTGCCCATTGCGAAAAACCTTTCCCAATCGCACTAAACTGGGCCTCCCTTTTATTCGGCTAATCTAGTACATACATATTGGGATTACGATGCTATTGCATCTGTTTACAAGGGCTTCTCGCTCAACGACATACAAAACATGACGGTGCGTCAACGCACCTATTGGGCGGCGATGAGCCGTTGGCGTAGACAGGAGTAATCATGGCAGAAAAAAACTTAGGAGACTTACGAGCTAAGTTTAAAGTTGACGTTGACCAAATGGACAAGTTGGTCAAGGGTGTTAAATCCATTCGTACCGACTTTGATGCCTTGTCTAAAAGCCTCAAAGGTGTCAACGCACAATTAGCCCAAACTTTAAAACATCTCCAAGGTATCAAAGCCGCTGGTGGTTTACCTGGAAGCGGTAGTGGTTCAGCAACGCCTTACGCAGTTTCATTACCACTTGGTGATCCTAAAAGCCAAACTCCATCTACTGGGAACATAACTCAAAACCAAGCTTTTGTTCAATCCGCAGTTCCTCTTATCCCTAAGGGTGGGGGGGGAGGAGGCGGAAGAGGCGGTGCTTTTGCAGCAGGTATGCAATATCTGACAACGGCCATTGATGCAATGAACCAAAGAATGGACAACAACTATGACCGTTCTTTGTCAGCTGACAAATTAGGCGTTTATTACCAACAACAACAAGGCATATCGCAAATGCAATATGTTGGTATGCGCCAAGACATGACCGGACAGCGACTTGGCTATGGTGGAATCAGTACTTTACTATCCATGCAAGCACAAACAGGATTAAGCGCTCAAGGTAACGCTGCTGGTTTTGCTGGATTGCGTGCTCTTTCTGGATACTCAATTGGTACAGATCAACTTGCACAACAAGCTGCCACGCTTGCAGGACCTGCTGCTAACAACAGATTAACGATGATGTTGGGCACTGGTATGTACGGTCTCGGTGGACAACAACGTTCAATGGATAAAGTCATGCAGCAAATTGTTCAACGAACTGGTTTGACAAACGAAGGAAGACTTGCTGGTGCTCGTCAAGCAGGGTCTAACACTAGGGCTATGTTAATGGCATCTGGTGTCCCAGAAGATATGATTGACCAAATTTTGGATTATGCAAATGCCAACGTTCAGTACCAGAAGAAAACTGGCAAAACAACTATGTATGATCCGTCTAAAAAATCAGACCGTCAAATCATGGGTATTGAAAAGAATTTTGCAACACAAGCTGAAGAAACAGCCCGTGTTAAAGAAGGACGTGATGAGAATTACTATAAACGTCAAGCAGATAATTTGGCTCAATTTGAAAAGAATACCCAAGCAGTTACTAAAGCACTTGGGCAATTAGAAGAAACATTAAGCGGCCTTATAGGAGCAAACATATCGTCACGAGGAAGCATTTTACGAAAAGTTGGAGGGGCAGCAATGATAGGTGCTTCTCCTTTTCTCGGTCCAGCTGGGATTCCAATCGCCATGGCTGGCGCCGCATTAATGGGTGACCCACCTGAAAGCGGTGTAAAAAAAGGCGGTAGTGCAAAGGTACCAATGGGCTACAGCAGTCCTGCAAAACGTGTAAGCCTTGGTGAACTCTCAAACTCTCCAAGTTTTAGAACGTTAAACTCTACTTTTAGAGATCGTTTGTTGCGCATGTTTGCAGATAATCCTAACGTTGGTTTAGGTGTTGGTAGTCGTTCGGAATCTGAACAAAGGCAATTGTTCTTTAGCCGTTACAAAAAAGTAACGGATGGTTCTGCTGGTGATGTTGAATATAACGGAGAACAGTACAAACATATTTCAGGAGCACCTGCTGCTCCTCCCGGAAGGTCTATGCACGAAATTGGTTTGGCTGCAGACTTGGTTGGAGACCTTGATTGGGTTCAAGAAAATGCTTCTAAGTATGGCCTAAAAACATTTGGAAAAAACTTGGGAGAACCATGGCACATTCAACCAGCGGAACTTCCAGATTCTAGATGGGAATACGAAAAACAAGGTTCTAAGTGGGGTCAACCTGCTGGCACTTCTAAAGGTTCAGTAAGACTAGACCCAGCTACTGGAACACCTGTAGGTGGTTATGTTGTAGGCGATAAATTCTTTGCAAAATATTCCCCAAGTGGTAGTGGTGGTGCTGAGACTTTCAATCAAGTAAGTATTAGCGATATTGTTTCTGGACCAGGAAACTTTAACTTTGACAAAATGGATGGGGCTGCTAGTTCTGGCGTTGTTAGTAAAGCGGCTTATGGAGAAAGTTCTTCAAAGAGTCCGCAAGGGGCTGGAACAACACCTGGTGGAGCAATGGACCCAGCAGAAATTGCCCAACTACTAAGCCGTCGTGGTTTCAAAGGCAAAGACATTACAAATATGCTTGCTATTTCTTGGCGTGAATCAAGGTGGCGACCTGGTGTTCTTGCAGACGATTCTGACGATTTGTCATATGGACTATTTCAAATAAATATGAAAGATGATAAGTCTGTTGGTTTAGACCCAATTAAACGCAGACAACAATTTGGTATTTCAAAAAACGAAGATTTGTATGATCCAAAATTAAACATTAAAGCTGCACGAATTCTATTTGGTGGAGGAAACTATTCTCCATGGAATAAAGAAGGAAACCCAATGGCAGGAACGGCAGAAATCATGCCTAAAGCCCAAGCCATTACTCGCCAACTAGGTCTTGACCAAGGTGACCCTATTGTAAACGAACCTACTCGTGGAGGTACAACAGTACAAGTTGCTGGTGGTACTAGTGTTACAATTGCTCCGAACATATATGTGACCTCCACTGGAAACAACCCGTCAGACGCAAGACGTATGGCTGAAGAAATAGCCCGATTACTGGATAACGATCTTAAACGAGAATTGTTGAGGACAACCTAATGGCTTTAAGTGCTGAAGAAAGACGACAATTAAACGCAAAAAAACAAGCTCAAAGAGTGAATCTTAATGATCAGCCATCTAAATATAGATTCAATGATTCTAAGTCTGCATATTTGTCAACAACTAAACCTTTTAATGAACTTGAATACGTAAAACAACAAGACAACCCTTTATTTTTATGGCCAGAATCAACTACTCGGACAATGGGTGGAGCGCCATATAAACCAGTTCGTGGATACATTCGTAGGTTAAATGAGTTTTATGACCGTATGAGTGACACTGCTCCAGACATACAAGGTCGTCGTTGTAACTTTCAGTTTCAACCAGAAACTATTGTTCGTAGTGTAAGTGGAAACAGTTATGATACTCAATACTTTTTTAACCAAGAGCCAAGTCAATTGACTGTACCTATCCCCGGTCAATCCACTTATGGTTTAAAACTTTTGTTTAATCGTGAAGCAGAAGTTACTTCTGGGTATTACAAATCTGGTAATACAAAAGTATACGCTGGAAGCCTAAACAATAACTATAACCCACTTCTGGAATCTGCAAATGAGTTTATAGAAGGTAATTACCGCCCTGATTGGGTTACAAGAATTGGGGTTCTTGCGGACATTATGGTTTTGGATGGAGTTATTGGTCAAGGCATCAGTAAAGAAACATTAAGTACAATTGAAAAAATTGCTCAAGCACAGCAAAGTACTGCGTCTACAACAACAGAAACTACCGAAACTGATGCGGAAAGCACAAAAGACGAACAAGATAAAACGGAACAAATTAAAGTAAATGCCGCAAGCTATTGGCTTAACAATATCAGTTCTGTTGATAATCCAAACCTTGGAAACCAAGCTTTTTTAGTACCAACTCCAGTGCGTGTAATGTTGTCAAATTACATGATGATTGAAGGTTTTGTTTTATCAAGTACGGTTAACTTTCATAAATTTTCTAACAAATTTATCCCCACTCAAGCAACGGTAGAGTTAAGCATACAAGCGTTGTATATAGGGTTTGCTAAAAAAACAACAATGCTCACAGAAGAACAAAAAGCTACAGATTCTGGAACATCCCCAGATACAAAAACAAAAACAGAAGCTGACATAGCAGTAGAAAAAGCAACTTTAGATGGTGTTAGATCTTTGTATAAATCCGTGTCTCATCATAAAGGTGGCAAAGATTTACTAAACTATATACTTAAACCGGACCCACAACAAAGTTTTAATTTTACATTAGGCTTAAGTGAAGAAGGAGTTAATTACAGAATTAACACTTTGGCGCAAACTGGCGGAGGTGAACCTTCTTTTCATTGGACAGGGAAAATTTCAATGTACTGGGATTCGTATGTATCTGGAGCAAGTAATTCAAGACAACCAACGAGAACTTCGGCTATTGGAGGAACAGTAAGTAAAGGATATCCTGCTGGGTTTGAACAATGGGGAACATTTAATAATCCGTTAGTTATAGCCACAGGATCTGGTCAAATGTACGAAAAACTTCCTAACCCAGGACCTTTTATTCGTAAGAGCGTAGACCATATTATTGGCGATAATGATTCTGATGCATTCGGTCTCAGTGCTCAAGAAGAGGCAAAATGGGATATGAATCTTCCTGCTGCGATTAGTCCGCGACCATTTGAACAAGACAAATTTAGAGTACAGTTAGAGATTACAATCACTCTTCAACGTTTTGGTGTTTCTTACCCAGTTGGACAAAGAATAGTTTACAATGAAGTTTCAGCTTGCGGAGATGATGTTTTATTTAAGAACTTAAGCTTTGCTGCAGCAACGCAAACATGACAATTAATTCTTTATCTCGTTACACCACTGATGTGGCCGCCGACGGAACGATCATTGCTGTTCGCAAACAATATTCTGAGATAGCTGTACAAACTTACATTGTTAAACCTGGCGATACTTTTGAAAACCTTGCTGCCAAAATATATGGTGACAGTTCGCAGCATTGGAGATTATTAGATTTAAATCCACAAATTGATTTTTCGTTTGACCTTAAGGCAAATGATCGTATTCGCATACCATTATGATTTTTACAAATTCAAATGTAGATAACCCGTTGGTGGACGTACAGGTTATAGGTGGAACTGTTCCGTCTACCCAGATAGGTAATGTTGAACTTACTTTTTCTGAAAACAAACACGACATTGCAACAATTACATATGGTGGTTTTCCAGGAATCGCAGTTACTGCTTATAAAGGTTTGCCTGTTCGCATTGCACTAGGAAACAATGAAGCAAACATAATTGAATTTACTGGTTACGTTGCGTACGTAGAAATTGAAGCACAAACAAAAATGGGAATTGTAAATGATTCACTAATCCAAATGGCTAAAGTTGTTTGCTTTGGAAGTAGTTATGAAATGAAACCTTTAAGAAACACAACGTATGCTAATAAAACCATTAAGCAATTAACAGAAATAATTGCTTCCAAATACAATTTTTCTTATTCCGTTCCAAACAACAAATACATTTTTTCGTTAATACCTCAACAAGGAATTAGTGATTGGGAATTACTGGTAACCACTGCAAACAAAATAGGGTATTCAGTAACAGCAAACGGCACTCATATATCTGTGTATGATCCGTTTTCTTCATATGTAAAAACTGCCCCAATAACTACACTACGAACTTTATTGTCGGATTCTGGAATAGAAAAGCGTCCTGGGAACATATACAAACTTAACGGGTTATTTGGAGATATTACGCCACAAGGAACAGCTGCTGATTGGGTACTAAAATCATTAGACAATTTAGGAAAAGAATCTAAATACACGTCGTTACAAGACAGACCAAGCGGTCTTGGGTCTAAAGTGGAAAACAGGTTTACACATGAAGTAACTATTAACACAACTTCAAAAGATGCATTAGAGCAGTTTGTTAAAAAATATACAAGAGACTCCTATGGGATGACAGCCGTCGTTAGCGTTGTTGGTATCTCTACAGCAATGCCTGGACGACTTGCTTTAATAGATTCGTATAATTCTGAATTTGATGGGTATTGGTTAATTGAAGAAGCAACACATCACGTAAACAATAAACACTACATTACAACACTTAAATTAAAAACAGATTCTTTAAATAAAGCCCCTTTGTCTGTAGCAAAGGAATCTGCTTACCAAGTGTCTGCGCCACCCAAACTGTCTAATCGTGTTTGGAAGGCCAGTAGGGAAGAAGCTTATGTATACTGAGGTTTTCCAACCATACATACACAGGGCTATTGTTTCTGCGTCTGATCCGGATACGGGTGTAATAAAAGTACGAATACCTTCTAAGTTTGGCCCAGAGCTGTCCTTAGATATATCATTTATAGGTAGAAAAAAAGTAGATGGCGTTTGGCCTGTACCAGCAATCGGTGATCAAGTCGTGGTTACTACTGATAACTCTGATTATACAAATGTTTTTATCCTTAACCTTAACCCCCCACCTACTCCAGTAATTTCCCAAACAGATGGATATGGATCTATTCTTTCTGTTCAGGTTTTTAGTTAAATTAGGAACTTTATGTCAATTATAAAACTGCCATTAAATATTAATTCATCTGGAAAACTTGCAACAGTTGCAAAACTTGATGAGATAGTTAAACAGAAAGTTTTGGATTATTTGTCCACTTCTCTGTTTGACCGACCAATGCTTCCTATGTATGGAGCAAACACAAACGTTCTTTTGTATGAAAATTTTGACCCGTTACTTTTTGAAGAATATAAAATGGAAGCATTGCAGGGAATGCAACAAAATATTGCTGGTGCTCAAATAACTAATTTAATAATTAATGGACCAAACTCTTTACAAAATGATTCTACAATTAAAATTACAGTGGAATACCAAATACCA